TAATATTCTTTTCCTGATGTTTTGTCGGTGTATAGCATTCTCTTTACTACATTTATTGCAACGTTTAAGTACGCGTTTCCGTCTATCAGGTAAATCATATTAAAATTAACTATTATTTAGTTTCTTCGTTAGTAGGCATTTCAGTGGCAGTGGTATCTGTAGATCCATTTTTTATTGACCGTATAGCTGATGAAATTAATTCAGATTCAGCTAGGTTTAATAAGCCTTTGGATTGTGCAAAGTTTGCGCCTGCTACTAATACAAAAATAGCTTGACTTACGTCCATTTTAGAAAGCCATTGCATATATTCTTTTTCATCATTATATGAAATACTTCCTAGGAGAACTACTTGATTGGGATCTTTTTCTTGAACAGCGTCCTCTGTCTCTGTTGCTTTATTTTTTACATCGGTTGACATATACTTGTTGTTTTTTTTATTATTATAAATTACTGAATATATCGTCATATTCATCAGATTTAAGATCAGATGAATTACTAGTTTCAGTAGCAGAAGTGACTTCAGTAGTAGGAGTGACTTCAGTAGTTTCCTTAGAGAAAGACTCTTGAGACAAAGAAGATGAAGTTTCACCTTTTAATAGTGCTTTCATTTTTTCATCTCTAGTTTCATTAACTAACATATCTAACACTTGTTTATAGGGAATAGCAGCCTTCAATGCCTCTGCTACTTGAGTGTAAGTTTCTTCTGTCCATGGCTGGTGTTCATATTCTTTCATAGACGGAGCTGTTTTTTCAAAGAATTCTGTTACTAGTTTTATAGCTCCTTCTTCATTTTTCATTACAACTTCAGTATCCTTTATAGAAAATCTGAAAGGTGTTACTTCGTCCATGAATTTACATTTAGTCCAGTCTCTCCATGTTTTAGTCTTTTTACCAACTACACATAAGAAATCTTTTCCTTCTAGCATGTGAAAAGGATTTATTTTAGTTGTATTTTCTAATAAACCATCTTCTTCTGGGTTCATCTGCTGCTCTAGTAGCTCGTTTATTTGAGCTCTGTATTTAAAAATTTTGATTTGGCCTTGCAGCTCAGGTATAGTAGGATCTTTAGATACATATACATAAGAGTGATGAGTATACCATCTTGAAAAGTTTTCATTTATTTCTTTAACAATAGTAGGTTCTTCTTTGTATAGTCTTCCTAATATAGTACTCAGTGTCCATAAAACAGAAGGTTTGTTTTCATTAGAAGGACAATCCACTACTACTGATTTTCTAGCAACAGGATTCCAAATCTTAGCACTGTATTTAGTATATTTTAATGTTTTGTCTCTTAAATTAGGTATGAATCTAATAACTGATTTGTAAACACCGTTACTTAAATCAGGATTAGGGTCATATAAATTAGTATCAACCTTTTTTTCGTAAGATTGATTTTGATTAGTAGATGATAATGTTTCATCCGGTAAGTTAAAAAAGTCGTTCATTTTTAATGTATTTTTTTAGTTATTGTATATTTGTATATTATACTAAATGTATTTTATTTAGTTTCAGAAATAGTCGATCTTAATTCTTTGGCAGCTTCTTCTATCTTAACCATTTGTTTTCTAATAGATGGGTGATGAATCTGTTTTCTAATTAATTGGGCACTTTTTCTGATTCTGGTACCTGCGCTTTTATTTCCTTTGTCGTAAAATTTATCAGCGTCTTCTTCGCAAGTTGCGATTAATCCTTCTATTTCAGAAAAGATACTTTCTTTTACGTCATAGATTGTTTTTCTTAATTCTTCAAATTGATTATTCATACTTATTTGTTTTTTTATATTCTACAAATAAGTAACTTAAAGGTTTTAAATATTGTCTATAATATTATCATATTTATTAGACATAGAAGCGTTAGGATACATTTTTAATGTATGAGATATCCATTTTCTAATTATTTCCATCATCTCTGAATATGTCATAAACTCAGATTCTACAAATGGTTTTAGGTATGAATCAAATAAGGTATCAATTGGAACGCCTTGTTTTTCAGCTTGTTTATTCATTCCATATACCATTGATTCTATTTCTTCAGGCAATATGAAGTAAGAATGTTTTTTATTGTTTTTCTTACGGTGTTCCATCGATGAAGGTTCTATATTCTGAAAGTCCATATTCCAACCTGTTTGTTTCAAGTGATTTAATTCATGAGAAATTGTGTTATTTAAATTTAAATACAGTTTTTTATTCGTCTCAGAGTTTACTTTATTTGAATCTAGTGCTATTATTATTTCTATTTCAGGTATATTGCCATCTGTCATAAATGTATTTCCACTTACGACATATCCATTGTTGTCAAGTTTTACAGATTGCCAATTCATTTTAGAGAAATGAGAATCGTTTTTTAAAGAAATGTCTTGTTCTTTTCTAAGAAGAAAGCGAATATCTACGTCTATTCCTGGTTCAGATACTTCTAATTCCTGTAAAATAACATATTCACCGTTAGTATCAGAAGCTTCGTTTATACTAGAAAAACAAAAATCGGAAAGCGTGGTTATTAGCTCATTCAATTCACTGTTGTGAGAGTGTTCTAATACGTAATTTGAATAAGATATTAAATTTTTCAAAGAATTTACTTATTTTTCTGTTTCAATAAATGTAACTTCTAGCTCAGTGGTTACTGGTATATTGTTTTTATCAAATTCTACAGTAATAGTTTCTAAAGAGTTATAGGCGTCTTTATTATTCTTATCTTTGTAATGTTGAACTGAATCAGTACCGTCTATCAAACCAGCTTTAACATCGTTTTTAAATTTCTTTAAAAAAGATCTGTCTATGTTTGATATTGAAAATCTTTCTCCTATAATAGCGTTTTTAACATCTAGTTTTACTTTATCTATTTCAGTACTAGTGGCGTCTGATAATCTTTCTTTTTTAGAAGATATACTTTTATCTATCCAAGCGTCTAGCTCAGTCTCTTTTATTCTATATAAGTTATATCTTTTTTCTAAAGGTCCTGTTGATGATATTTTCTTACCATCGTCTAAAAATATGAAAGAGTAGAATTTTTGTTTTGGAGCAGCGGGTTGTTGTCCGTCTTCTTCCATACCCATGCCCATACCCATATCTTGTTCGATTAGTATAAAATTATTAAAATCTTTTATGTATCTTTTTACCACGGTTTACATCTTTATTTAATTTATTTATTCGAATAAGTAAATCAAAATAGTAAGTTTACAAAACTCTAATCTTATTGTAAAATAAAAAAAGCAGGAGTAGCGAATCCCCTGCTTTAATATTCCGGAACTATCCCGGTCCTAAAGTCTGTGATTAACACAGAACTTTTAATTATGCGTCACATCCACCTCCAGCGCAAGTAAACATTGAGTTTTCAGGTCTTTTAGGAGCTTTAGTAGAATTATTTTCAGAAGCTGATAATTTCTTGTTTTTACCTAATTTAGGTTCTGTTCTTGTGTAATACGATCCAGTTTTAAGACCATTTTTCCAAGCATATACTAAAGCGCTTGATATTTTGCTATATTTAGCATCCCTATGGTATACGTTTAAACTTTGAGACTGATCTATAAATTTATTTCTAATAATAGCTAAGTCTAAAAGAACCTTTTGAGGTATTTCCCATACTGTTTTATATCTATATCTAATGTCATCTGGAATTTCTTGAATTTCTTGAACGCTTCCTTCGTTAGCTATTATTTTATTTCGTATATTATCGTTCCATAGGCCTAATTCATCTAATTCCCTTGCTAAATATTTATTAACTACAATAAATTCACCATCTCCAACCATTCTAGTAAAAACGTTAGATGTAATAGGTTCAAAACATTCAAAGGCCCCTAATAATATTGCGCTTGAAGCAGTGGGCATTAGACCTAAAAGTAAAGAATTTTTCATAGGAATAGGTTCACCTTTTTTCACAGGGGACCATCCTTCTATATAAGTTTCACCTTTACTATAAGGACTTCCTTCCCATGCTGGATAAGAATTATCGTCTTCAATAGCAATAGACATACTCTCTTCAACAGCCGCTTTATACATTGTTTCAAATATATCGTGATTCCATGTTTTAGCATCTTCACTTTCAAAAGAAATTTTCTTTTTAGCGAAAAAATCAGCAAGACCAGCTACTCCTATTGCTATTGCTCTTTGATCTTCTCCTGCGTTTTTACTCCATTCGTCTGACCATTTATTTTTATCAATGACCCTATTAAGGGCTCTTACGAGTACTTTAGTGGTTTTAGCTATACTCTTTAAAGAATCATGTTCAGCTAGATTTACAGAGGCTAAGGTACACTGAGGTGTGTATTCAGGCTTACTTGCTTGCATTATTTCGATACATAGATTAGATTGATTTACAATACCTATGTTTTTTTGCATATTACGAACGTTAGCATTGTCTTTATAAAAAGTATAAGGAGTTCCACTTTCAACTTGAGATCTAATAGCTGCATCCCAAATTTTCCTAGGATCAATTTCTTCTCCTATTCCTAATTCAACTGCTTTATTGTATTCTTCTTTAAATTCTTCTCCATGTATTTCATAAAAAGGCTTTAATCCTGCTTTTTTAATATCATTAGGACAAAACAAATGGTACTTTCCTCCATTTGTTAAAGCTTCCATAAAAACGTTATCAATAGTAATAGCAGTAAAAAGATCCCTAGCTCTATTTAGTTCTTCTCCTATAGGTAATCTTAATTCTAAAAAAGGCATTATATCTCTATGCCATACTGATAAGTATAATGCACAGCTACCTGATCTATTTCCCTGTTTAAAGAATCTCATTTTAGCTTGAACCATGTCTGCGAATCTAACGACACCTCCGGCATGTCCTTTAAAACTATTGACCATGCTCTTACTACTCCTTAACATGTCTATACAAAAACCTATACCGGATCCTTCTTTTGATCCATGAGCTATTTTATCTAAGGTGGCATTTATTCCTTCTATACTATCATCCATGAGAGTAGTAAGATTGCAACTAATTAACCCGTTTCTTCCTTCTACGCCTGAATTAGAAAGAATAGGAGTTGCAAAATTTCCTCTTTTAGCATATAATTCATTTAATAACTTTCTCCTATCTTTGAATGAATCAGGATACAAGTGAGAAGCAACTCTATTATACATCATAGAAGGTATTTCAATAGGCCTCTTATCGTTATCTTTTTGAGAATATTTAGTAAGAAACGTAGAAGCGGCAAATGAATCAAATTTTTCATCTATTTCTTTCTCTTCTACCTCTAATAGCTTTCCTTGTCTAGATATCAATATCCTACCTCCTAAAATAGCGTAGTCGGGGTGTTCTATTTGTAAATCAGCAGTCTGAAAGGCTATTATTTCATCAATGTCAGTTGCTGTCATTCCGTCTTTTATGTGTGGAATAACTCTTTGAAATAACTTTTCAGCTTTGATACTAAGCCCTATAGATTGGGTTTTTATTCTACTTAAAATTTTATTAGGCATAAAAGACTGCTTTGAGCCATCTCTTTTTATTATTTTCATCTGTCTATTTTTTTTATATTAAAAGTCTGCGTCATCAAATATACCTAAATTACTGGTAGGTATATCTACTCTAGTATATCCTCCGCCCGTTCTTCTCTCAAAGAAATTGTTTTTTGAAGACAATCCTATCTTTTTCATGAAGTCTAAAGGATTTTTTGTACTAAATTTTGTTTCTCCTATGAAATCATTCAATACAATATCTGTTACAAATTCAACATATTCAATCATCATTTGTTTGGACATACCTTGAAGTCCATCGGGTAAGCTTTTTTCTACAAAAGTTTTTTCAGTTTCAAAACAAGAAAGTATAACTTCTTTAATTCTTTCTTTAGAAGGTTTATGTTCTTCTTTTACGTAATTATTAAACATTTGTAAAGCAAACTCGTAATGAAAAGACTCATCTCTTAATATAAGTTCATTCATTTCAGCTAACCCTGGCATTTTATTTCTACTTCTAAACCAAAATACTCCAGCGAAAACTGAAGAAAAAGCAATGCCTTCAACGCAAGCGAAAGCTATTAATTTTTCAACAAAAGAACCATTATTTAACCAATTTTCTGCCCATTCCGCTTTGTCTCTAACAGCATCATTAGTTAACATAGAATTAAACAACTTGTTTTTTTCTTCAGGATCATCTATGTATGTATCTATTAGTAGAGCATATCCATTAGCATGAACTTGTTCCATGAACATTTGATGATTATAATAATATTTTGCTTCTGATATTTCTACATTGTCTATTACATTATCACATAAATTGTCTATTACTAAACCATCTGATATAGTAAAAAAGGCAAGTATATTTTTTAAGTAGAATTTTTCATCGTCACTCAATGAATTATAGTCGTCTTGAGCTAAATTGACTTCCTCGGCAACCCAAGTTTGTTTTTCAGCGGCTTTATAAGCATCCCATAAATCTTGATTTTTAATTGGAAATATAGAATATCTTTTCTCAGTGTCAGAATTTTTTAAATACATACGTAAAATTATTTTTAATATAAACCTTTTTGCAAGATCTATCAGTTTAAAAATGGGCAATCCTTTTAGGGGTTGCCCATTACAGATTTATTTATTTAAGATTATAGTAAACCGAAACAAGTGGATATGTTTTTTATTAATTAATTAATGAAAAATTCATAACTTTATTTAAAGAATCTACATGATGAATCAGTACTTTAGAAAAGTCAGATACTTTAAGATCTCTATACTGTTTACCTAATTGTAACTCTACTGACTCTCCATTATAATACATTACAATAGTATTTCTCTTTGTTTCATGTTCAGTAAAATCAAATGTATTTCCTTCTAAATCTTCTTTTAAATTATCCCATTTTATAAGTTCATCCGGTATAGATTCTTTTTTAAGAGACAATACTATTCTATACTGATTTTTCTTATAAGTAACACCTTTAACGTAAACATCTATATCATCTCCTGCTCTTAAGTTTCTAGAAACCTCATCGTAATTTTCAAAATCTGAGCTATGAACAAGACCAGTATAGTAATTTTCTAATTCAACGAATACTCCAAAAGGATATGGTTTGTTAGTTAACTTACCCGTATACATTTTACCAAACCTTAAATCAGATACTTTTTCAGGTAAACTATGTTTAATATATTTTTTATAAGAAACGATGAATAAGTTATTAGATTTATCATAGTTGTCTACCATGACTGAAATAGTCTTGTTTAAAAGAATAGAAAAGTCTTTTATAACATTGGCACCTGCTTGTGATCCTGGTATAAAACAATCTATTTCGTTCTTATAGGTAGCAATATATCCACCCTTAATTAGTTTTCTTATAGTTACATCGAACCATGTATTATTTTCTAAATGTGCAATAAGTTCATCTCTATAATTAATAGATCTACTTTTCTTTTCAGAAGCAATATATTCGCAATTCCCAGTTGATTTGTAGAGCATGACTTTAAAAGCTGTGCCTATTCCACTTTTAAGCTCATCTAAGTCACCTCCATATTCTTTTAATGGAATACTTATCTCAACACCGGAGTTCTCCTCAATAGATTTAATAACTCCTGTTTTCAAGCATATACTTTTGGCATTTACTTTATATAATTGGCCTATTTCTAAATCTTTGCTTACGTAAGGATTAACAGAACTATTTTCTTCATATTTCTTATACATGTCATATAATTCCTGTGCATATGGCTCTTTACATAATATCTTAGTATTCTCTTTACGATCTTGTTCAGATATAATTACTTTCTTATTATATTTGTCATTAGATAGATTATCCCAGTCAAAATCATCTAATGGTTGTCCATATTCCCGGCTACTGTTTTGCATATTTTATATTTTTAAATATTATATTGAAAAAAGTACTTTTAGTTTTAAATAAATGATCTAAAAAATCCTACTTTTTTAGCGGCTTCTGAAATAAATTCATCTAGAAATAATACAAATAAAAAGTTTCTACTCGACAATCTTTCCCAAGGTGGAATATCATCTGCTTTCATTACTGGATGAAATACTCGTAGAGTGTCAGACAATCCAATGCTAGCCGTACTTGCTGGTATTATATAACTAGCGGGATTATCCATTATGGGAGATACTACTTCATCTATAACACTTTTTGCTTTTTGCAAAGCTTCTAAATTAAATGAAGGCATGTTCGCAGAGTTAGGCGAATTTATTTTAATTAAAGCATCTGCTGTAAATAAAGCAAAATCTAAAGAACCGAACGGAGGTTTTAGAAATGAGGATATTTGAGATTGAGATAAATTTATCCCCTTAGTTGACTTTAGAAAAGATATTATAGCGTATATAGGAGAAATGATACTTAATAAGTCATCTAATTTAGACAAAATACTATCTTCCAAATATACTTTGATATCAGTTGGATTAAGATTACTAAAGTTGTTATCTATATCTACCGGCAAACATCCATTTAAATTTTGCATGTCATTTTCTATCTTTTTTCTTAGAGGTCCCATTAACATGTTTAAATCGATTGGAATCTTTTTAGACATAGTAAAAGGTTTAAGTAAATTTATAGATTTAGAAGGAATAGCTATAGAGGACAGAACACCGGATGAAGATTTTAGAATATCTTTAGCACTGGTTTCATTTTTCATTATTAAATCATTAGGAATTTCTTTATTTAAAATATTAAAATATACATCTTGTATAGATGATACAGTTATTTCATCTGCTCCTCCAAAAATAGATTTAACGTCATTTAATTTTAAAGAATCTATATAAGTTTTAAGCAAAGACCCAGCTTGAGTTATTGGTAATATATCACTTTTACTTGGTAAAAAATCAACCTTAGTAGGTAACATCTCATCTAAGCGTTTAAACGCGTTAAATTTAAATTTTACATCAGATATTTCTTTTCTTTTGTCTTTGTTTAAAGAGTTGTCTTTTTTAAATTCCTCAGATTTGTTGTAATTATTTAAGATAGATTCCTCTTTTCTAAGACTTGTTTTTAATTTCCTTTTAGCGGTTCTATTTTCTTCTAAAGAAATATCTTTTTTTAGTTCTTCTATTTTAGTTTCAATCTGTTTCGTGTTTAAATTAACGCTTCCTTTTAGGGTATCGATAATGGCTTCATTTATTTGATTCAGTTTATCCTTAATTTTTAAATAACTATCTGATATGACTATTCTATTTTTTGAATTTACAGGTATATCATTAATGTTTATTAAGTCTGATATACTAGGAAGTTCCCGCTTCATCATATCTTTCACTATTCTATTTCTATCTGCAGTTGGATCATTTTTATAATCACTTATACTTTCTTCGGTAGATTCCTTTAATTGTGACAAAGGTGTAGGCGGAGGATTAAGTTTAGTAGAATCAGCTGGTATTTTAATAGAAGGAAGCTTTAATTTTTCAAAGAATTCCATGACGTCTTTTTTTATAGCTTCCTCTTTTGACTCTTTAGATATACCTTCTTTTTTTAATTCATTTCTTAATGTTTTTAGCTTTTTTCTTTTTTCTTTAGGAGAAAGGTCCGATTTGTATACCTCGTCTATTTCTTTGCGTTTTTGTAACCTTATGTTTTCTATTTCGTTTTGAATATTTAAACTATTTAAAAACTCAGGTTCTCCTAACTGATTCATTTTATCTTTTATAGAATCTTTAGCTTTGTTTATAGCGTCTTCAGCAGACTCTTTTTTATCTAATGCTTCTACTGTTTTTTCGTCTTCTGATTTTCCAGAAACAGATTCTTTTAGATCAGATATTTTAATCTGTATTCGTTTATACTTGTAAGACTCAGGTTTTGCTTTACTTAATTTTTTTTCTAAAGCTTCTAGTTTTATTTCGTATTCTTCTTTTTCGTTTTCTGGTAATTTAGAAAGCAATCCTTTATTTAAAACCGATTTTTTAGCAGCTACTATATTTAAAGGAATTTTAAGCAAATCACTAATTGAATCTCCGGAGTAACCAAATTGCTTACTCGGACCTCTAACAGTAAGTAAATGTTGTTTAGTCCCGGTTGCATTTATAGTAAACATAATAGGACTTATAAAGATACCATTTATAGTTAAGAAAACCACTATAACGCCAGTGGGACTAGGTATAACTATTAATGGTATCCAGATTATAGGTAACGGAATCTTTATCAGAGTACCAGCTGGAGTTGGAAAAAATAAACCTACAGGCCAATATCTTAAAGTTGTTGGATTTTCAGGTAAAGGTAAAAGTGCTACTTTATTTAGAACCTTTGAAAATTCTAACCAATATTTAAGATCTAACAACGTTGGCATAGTAGGATCTGTTTCATTTAAAGAATCTATTCCAAAGGGATCGTTACCTTTTATATCTTCTGCTTTTTTCTCTAATAAAGAGTCGGACACTTCTAGATTTTCTTTAGAAAAACAATTACTATCAAATTCTATTAATAATGATTTAACCCTATCAGATGTAGGTTTAATTTCTTTCATTCTTAATTTTATCCTAGATATTTCAGATTCTAAGTTAGTTATCTTTGTTATAAAATCTTCTTGAGAAGCAGATATGGACTCTACGATTGTGCTTAAATTGTTACTTTCATCTAGAATGTTTACATTAGCTCCACCTATCATTAATAAAAGCTTGATATCGACCCTAGCTAGCTTTTTTAAGTTCAATGATACTAATGAAAATGCAGGTTTTACTTTTTCATTTCGTATTAATTCTTTTTTGTTTGCTAAATTTATTTCAAAGTTTTCATAGAAAGACTCTAATTTTTGCTGATCTTGTATGTAATACTCCGATGAACCCTCTCTCTTTTTATTAAAGGTTTTGTCTTTAAGATTAGTATCTATTAACGATTCTGTACTAGTCAATCCTCTTTCGTTTAAAGAAAATAAATTATTAATAGGATCGTTTAATTTATTATAATATTCTTCGTAAAGTACTCCAGAAAACGTTTTGTCGAAGCTAGCATTTGTTATATTTAAACCGGGTGTATTATTAAAATAATCGTTTTTAAGAAGTCTTGGGTTATCCTTGATTTTAAAATTAAAATCAACATTTGTTCTTTTCCCTGTTTCTTCATTATACAAATCCTTTTGAGATTTTATAAAATTTATACCTATGAAATCTATTGAAAATTCTATAATTGGTGTTTCAATATATGTGTTTACATTATATGATAAATTAGAATTTGCTTTTACACATGTTGAGTATTGCTCTATTGAATTTTTTATTTGACTAAAGCCAGCTGCGTCTAAAAAGTTGTTAACTGCATAATAAAAATAACTAGAGTAATTTGTTCCGGTATCGAAAAGTGATGATACAGCGGAAGAGAAACCAGTGTCTGAAAAAATATCTTCTTGGCTTGTCACTGACGATAATTCATTTTCAGATTCTGACTTCTCGTTAGATATAGTGTTTAATTCAAGAGATAACTTGTTATATGTATCTGTTAAAGCAGAGCGTTCAGCTGAAAAGTATGATGCAGAATTCCTCTGAACTAAAATATCAGATCTCTCTGCTAATACTTCTTGATAAAGGTTTTCTAATCTACGTATTTCTTTTAATATAGGTTGAAATAAATTTAAAAGCCGCGCTGACTCTTTAGACCTTTCAACGTAATATTCATTCAAAACTTTGTAATTGTCCTGATATTCTAAAAGCTTTTGAAGTAGTATGTTTAAATCTGAATATTCCTCCTGTTCTGCTTTTAATATAATATTAGCTTTATTCAACGCATCCTGACAGCTATGTGATTTTTCATTAGCCGAAGTATTTATATCTCCTAAATTTACGTTTATATTAGGTAATTCATTAGAAGAATCCTTATCGCAACCAACTTCACTTAGTTGTTCCATTGAAAAAACAGGGTTAGATGGAGATTTACATAGATCCTGAGAAGTAAGTTCATCTATAATTCCCTTTAAAGAATCGATTGAGGTTAAATTAGATATATCGAACCCTAATTCTTTTTGATTTAATTCAATATCTTTTGATATATCTATAATTAATTCGTCTAAACTTGCTTTTTTATTTTCACAGGACATTTAAAAACACTTGATTTTTTATTATTTATTTAAAACAAAAAAAAAGACCCATAAAGGGTCTTTTA